CCAAAGCAAGTAGATGCAGCACGTAATAGATTGCCAGATGATTTTATGCTGACAACAAACTCAAAAGTTAATGTTGCAGTTATGATAGTGCCTTATAACACGGGTAGTTTGAATGGTGTTTCATTACGCTTGCGGGCAGTACAAGTATTAGAACTTGCTGAATTAGAAGGTGGAGATGATCCATTTGATAAAGTAGATGGCTTTGTATCACCTAATTCAGATACAATATTTAATAATGCACAGCCAGCACAGCCAATTAATGGTCAAGACTATGACCCATTTGCAGCTAGTGTAGCTTCACAAGCACCAGCTTCTAATGATGTGTTTGATGATGATATTCCGTTTTAGATGAAAAATGCCTCTCGCTTAAAGATTGTACCAAAGTTATGCGAGAGGCATGAAATACCCCAAAACAAAAGGAATATATAGATGATACATAACAATAAAACAGAAAGCAAGTTCCCAGCAGCAATTTGGTCAGAATTTGGGACAAAGATAATACAGGGTTTAGAATTAAAGAAAACATCTAAAGGTGAATATCACGGCCCATGCCCTAGTTGTGCTGGCAAAGATAGATTTTGGATTAAAGAGCATAATGGTGAGGTGCTAGTACATTGCAGGCAGTGTAATGATTTTAAAGAAATAAAAGATAGGATGAGAGATATGTCTCTTTGGCCTACAGAAAATCATATAAGTGCTATACAAGTGGAACGCACAGATAATATAATTTGGCCTGAAAGAGATACCAGCATTACACATCCTTACCTTGATAAAAAGAAATTAAATTTAAATAATGCAATCATTGATGGTGATAACTTATGTGTACCCATTATTGATTCAAAGGGTAAACGTGTAGGCCATCAACTTATTACGGCTGAAGGCCGTAAGAAGTTTTCATATCAAATGCCAGTGACAGGAAACTTTAGTGTTGTTGGGGGTCAAATAGTTGATTTTGCTTATGTTGCAGAAGGTTGGGCTACTGCTGCAACAATATATGAGGCAACAGGAAAGCCGTGTGTTTTTGCATTAAACGCAGGCAATATACCAGCAGTTGTTGATAATCTTTTGCAAGCCAAACCTGATTGCACGTTTGTTGTGGCAGGTGATAATGATGAGGCTGGCAGAAAAGCATGTGAAAGAGCGCAAGAGGATCATGGAATAGAATATATTCTACCTGACATGGAAGGCTGGGATTATTCTGATATGTGGTTAGAACGTGGGCCAGATGAAACAGCACAAGCATTAAAGATTGAAAGTGTAATAAGCCAGGTATTCTTTCCTTATGACGCAAAGCCACAGCTATCTAGCAATTATTTAATGAAGGGTTGGTTTGGTGAGGGGCAGATGTCAGTCATATATGGCCCATCAAATGTAGGTAAATCTTTCTTTGTATTAGATATAGCATGGCATATCTCTGCCAATGAAGCGTGGAATAATAATAAAGTTTCTGGTGGCAGTGTATTATATTTAGCCACTGAAGGGGGTATGGCATTTCATAATAGAGTTGTAGCTATGAGACAGCACTATTCTTTTCATAAAGACGTTAAATTAGCTGTCAGGCCATCTCCAGTAAATATGCTTGATGCAGATGTAGATATGAATGTGCTGGCTAAATTATGTCGTGAGGTTTCACGAATACATGGGACTGTTAAAATGATTGTAATAGATACTTTATCAAGAGCTATGTCTGGTGCAAATGAGAATAGCCCAGAAGATATGACAAAGTTTATTGGTAATTGCGATCAGTTACGTGAACTTACTGGAGCGCATGTTGCTACAGTACATCATTCAGGAAAAGATAAAGCAGCAGGTGCAAGGGGTCATAGCTCTTTGCGAGCTGCAACTGATACTGAAATAGAATTAGATTACAATGAAGAGACAGGATTGCGTACTGCAAAAGCCACCAAACAAAGGGATTTGGAAACTGGAGCAATATTTAATTTTAAATTAAAAGTTATAGAGCTAGGTCAAGATGATGATGGTGATGCAGTTACAACATGCGTAATAGAGAAAGCATCATCCGAAGAGGTTGAAGAGGCAAGTCGCCCGCAAATAAAAGGTAAAAACCAAACTTTACTTCGCAGTGTTTTTAAACAGTTAAGATCAGAAGGTTTAGGTAATCCAAATCCTGGTGGTGTTGGCTGGCCTGAACCAAGAGCTTACCATGTTATATCTGAAGAAACTGTTAAGGATCACTTTATTGGAAAATGCAGTAGTGCAAGTAATCCTAAGACAAGTTATAAGCAGGCTTTAACTTCACTTATAGGATCAGGTCATGTAGCAATGAATGACGGATTTATGTGGTTTACTGATAACAGTGGTAAGGCCAAACAAAGGATTGAATAATGAAAGAATACAATAACATTAGATCAGATGTTTTAATGCAGGCTTTAAACTTAATTAATGGTGACAGGGAAAAAGATTATGGGACGCCAAAAGAAAACTTCAATACAATAGCAGAAATGTGGACAAGTTATATGGGGCATAAAGTTGATGCATCTGATGTTTGTAATATGATGGTTTTACTTAAAATGGCAAGATTGCGTAATGGGGGTCATATTGATTCTAGCACAGATGCAGCGGGCTATGCTGCATTGGCTGCGGAGATGTCAGACGCTTGCAAAGAGTAGTACATTTAGGTTATGCTTAATTAAGCGGGTTTCTCCTCCTCCTACACTTGATTGCTCAGTGTGACCCGTTTTACTAGGGCTGTGTCTTTTCTCCCTCCCTCTTCGGCACAGCCCACTTTTATAAGGCAAGGCTGTGTCAGAATTTAATATAAGACTTACATTAGATTTAACGTGTGAAAACACATTAGAGGCTGATGAAGAGTTAGATTTATTATGTGATTACATTTCTGATAGACTGCTTATTACAGATCAAAGGACAGTTATGCAGGCATTGGCAGAATTAATTATTGAACTACATGATCAAAGCATACTTGATAGTGGTACAATGCATTGATTTCGTGTGAGCAACGATCTGCCCGACATTGCCCACACGTTTTAATATTGTTTATATGATACACATTCAAGCAATTTATTTACGTTGCAAAGCTATTTATAACTTGCTTTAATAATTGCTCTTCATTGTCAAATGCTTCTGGGTACAAACGAGTTGATGTTTTTTTAATTACTGGATCATCACCCCTAGCCCAATATATTTTCTTTATATCATATGCCACCAAAGCATAAACATCAGACTTTTTATCCCTAACAGGCTGCGTATTCCATCTATACTGTGTTAGGCTGCCTGATTTTCTGCTGGCTGTTTTAACTTGTAGGGTCAGCAATTTCCCGCTTGGCGTTTTTAAGTATGCATCATCTATTTCGTGTTGAACTAAGATACATGAAATGCCAGCGAAGGATAATCTTGATAGAGCTAGAAATTCACCAGCTCTACCAATATTATTATTATGCGTTGAGCCACTCATAAATTTTGTTTGTTTGCTCTATGCGATCATCTAAACCATGATAACCACCATTAACTCTTTTGGTTATTTTTTTAATTATTTCTTCATTCACACCTTTATCCGCAATGTCAAATAACTTGTTTTTATTAAAGAACCATAATGCTGTTTCAAATGCATACTCATCCTCAAGTAACTGTGGGTCTTCAATAACTTCTGGAACACCCATATCAGATGCAAATGCTTTGACGTTTGAAAATCCGGTTAATTGTAAAAATCCACGTCCTACATATAAGCTTGCTTTTGTTTTAGAATCATTGCCTAATCTACCAAAGTAAACATTTTCGGCTAAAGCTTTTGGGTTTCTTGCAAGCCCTTCAGTTGAAGCTAAATCAGGGAAACGGCTAGGCCATACACGCATCATGCTTTCAGCACTATAATTTAAATTTTCTCTTGTATGACGCCAGTGACCGCTTTCGTGGCTTGCTTGACCCATTAGATGTGAAGCTCTCTCATTAGATAGCTTATAATGTTGGGCTATGGCTTTTGCCGTGTTCTTTCCAAAGTGTCCATCAGCGCCAACGCCAACTTTCTCTTGGAGCTTTTTCATTGCTTCACTCATAACATTACTTCTTTTTCTTTGCAGTCTTAGCTGCTTTTTTAAATGCGCTTGCAGTTGGCGCGCCTTTTGTACCAGGCTTACGCATCTTTTCACCACTACCAGCTTTAATTCTAGCGCGTTTCTTTGCAATATTTCCATATAATGAATTTTTTGGCATTATTTATCTCCTATTTCTCTATTTTCTTTAACTTCTCTATTGATCTCATTCCGCCTAATCCTAACATTCCCATCATCACAGTCATTAAGCTACCCATATCAAACTCTGGTAACTCTGGTATGTCAATGCCAGCAGCAGTTACACCAAACACAATCAATGGCTGTAATACAAAGTGGTAAGCAAAAGCTACGCCACATACCCATCCTATGAATGGACGCCATCCGCCCTTGAATATAGAGCCAGACGCAGCTTCAGCTTTGTTTATCTCTAGTTGACCCATTAGGGCTTGCTGGGCGTGGTTATCTGACATTGTGGCTATTTCATGAGCCAATGCAGCCTTCTGATCTTTATCTTCTATAACTTTATCTAGCAGGCCAGTAACAGGGCCTATTAGATTATTAACGAGACTCATCATTTTGCTTACCTTTCGCTAATGCGTTTGCACCAAAGAATACAGACACTATGCCAGCAACAGATACAAAGTATATACTCGCCATTGAGCCTAATATTTTGGCAGCTTCAGTTAAACTAAATACATCTGCTAGAATGACCGCAAAGGGGTATAGAAGCATTCCTGACAGGGCGTACCACGTCATACGGCGTTGTGCATCACGTTGGGCGTCTTCATCTTGCATTCGTAAGCGCCTATCTTCCAAAGCCATGCGATCCCACTCGGCCTGATCAATCGTACCATTGCCATCTACATCAAATTTCTTAAACTCATCCATATTTTCACCTAATCTGCTAATGGGTTATCCAATGCTCTTTGTAGTTTATCCATTAAAGTTTCTTCCAGTTCTTTCATTGCACCACTTTGGGAAACTCTAACACGTTCACGCTGATTTTCAAAGCGTACCTCGGCAGCGTCTATCATATCCCTAACTTTGTCTTCAGATTTACGCACCATATCTTCAATACGATCTGTCTGTTGCTCTATGCGTAATATATCGTCTTTCAGGCCGTTCTTTATGTCTCTGGTATATTCAACACTTTCTTCTACCTTTTCAGATATGCCTGTAATCTTTGCGTCCATTACATCCATGCTTTGCTGGTATGCTTCTATATCTAAACCAGCTACAGCTTCTATTTTTTGATATAATACAAACCCACCATACAAGCCGCCAACAATAGTAGATAAGAAAGCAAATATAGCCATGATAGAACCAGCCGTAAGTTTCATGCCACCAGCTTTGATTTGGCGGTCAGCCAAGCCATCAATATTATCTGCTATCTTGGTTGTATCCATTAGTTTTCAAAGTCCATCTCGTTGCCTTTTGCTTGCAGGCTTTTAAGTTGCTCAAGCTCATCACGTAGCATCTGTATCTCAAGCCTACGTTGTGTAAGTTCTACTTGGTATAGGTCATCACAATTAATACGTGATCTAGGCTTGTCTAATGGTATAACTATTCTTGTATATATGCCAATATCTTTACCTTGCGATAAACTGCCTGATGAGGCAAACGTGCCACCAACATTATTAACAACGCCAGTTACGCCAAATTCTAAATTAATACCTCCGCCAACTGCATTAGCACAATCTAAATTGCCAGCTCTAAATCTGTCACTCTGGTAATTTAATGGTGGGTTAGGTAGTGATAGTGCAAGATTATTACTTTCAGCACATGCTGCGCCAGCAATTATGGATAAAATAACCGCATATTTCATTTAGTTTCCTCCATTAATTTTTGAGCATATTCTTGAAGAAATCAACGTTTTTGTTCCACGCGATTTAACAACCTTAGATATTGTGCAAACGTATAACGGATTATTTAAATCTGATCTGCGTATATACACCTCAAAGTCTCTTCTTTCTTTATGGTCAACTTTCATAATTCTATATGTAGAAGAAAATGGCATACTGTTAAAGTCTAAATCAAATAGCTCGATTTGGTAGTATTTAACGTCTTCTCGTTGGTTAAATAAAGAAAGCTGCACTTTCATAACGCCAGAAACGTGAGATGGTTTTAGCTTTGGATAGGCTGGCGTCATTTCATGTGCATGAACTATAGACGCCAAGCCTATGAATAATATGGATAATTTATTTAGCAATGCATTCTGCTTGAACTACAGCAGTATATGTACCACCAGTAAAAGGCTTGGAGGCTGCGTAAGTCGCAGTTGAAGATGTGGAAAACCAAGTAGAGCCTGCAACAGTTAAATCAAATACAGTTGTATTATCATAAACCACCTTTGCGCTGTCATATCCACTCATGCCTGCGTCTGATGTTTTTGATACAGATGTAGAACCTGTCCAAGCTACGCTATCAGTCAAAGCTGGTGATGAACTGAATGATGTAGGGTGCGTAATGTTTGCTGTGTAATAATCAGCAATAGCTACATCAAACCTGACAACTGGCAATACACCACCATCTGCGGGTGCTGTACTTAGTGTGCTGGCTGTTGGGTTTCCATACACACCAGATTTATCCGTTTGTATCACGCACTTGGCGGCTACATTACCAACTATATCTACACTGCCCGCAAAAGCAGGGAATGCACATACTGTAAGCATCATTGTAAAATATTTCATTTTAACCTCACTTGTTATATTGCATGTCTACCATTTTCTCATGCAGAACTTGTTGTGCTAAATTATTTCGTAAACCACGCTTGTTATCAGGTAGGTTTCCATCAACTAATTGAGCTGTATCATTATATATACCACCATTTATAGAAGAATTATAGTACATAGCTAAATCTGTATTCAGGTTCATAGCTGCTATGATTTCAGACTGACCCTGCGTCCTTAATATAGTCAGTGCATTTTCAGATGCAGTTAAACCCATCTCTAAGCGTGTTTCTTTTTCTTCATCTTCATCTTCAGGTATTATATTACCCTCTTCATCATACTCGTAATATAATTCAGTATCTATCGCCGCCAAAACATTATCATCTTCTAATGCAGCATACACATCAACTTCAGGTATTTTTGGCACTGGCTTGATGTAACCGGGGCAAGCTGGGTTAGACTGCTCATCATAACATTCGTCTATTCTGAAACTATATATAACTACAGGGTCTTCAACGCTGCCCTCGCCTTCAACCTCAATTGACCCATCGCCCCATAATGCTGAAGGCACATTTCTGAATGTGAAAGTTCTTACAATTGTATTACCAGGCACACCAGACCAATCATCAGTTTTGCGAAACATATAGCCATCGCCATTTGCGTTTTTATTACCTAAATGCACTTTCATATCTGCATCAGTTTCTTTTTTGGTGGTATAGCGATATATTAAACCATTTATATCAACGCCTGGTACTGATGGTAAAATAGAACCCATACCCCAGCTTAACGAGCTAGAAGCTGCGTTCTTAGTCACACCATACGAATATGGATCACAATAAGAGTAAGAAGGCCAGAGTGCTAATAACAACACCCAAGCCCGTTTTGGTTTCAATGTTTTCATTAAACATCTTTCTCATTGGGTTATTTTGTTCACGTTCAATTTGCTCTTTTACAGCTTCCATCTCCCAAGCAATCCTAGCTTTATCTCCAACTAAACCATCTTTAGGGCAAGGTGTGCCAGCATTTAACATGGCGTCAAACACGCGCTCATCTTGGCACATTACAGATACAGCAGCTACCTTCATGCCCATATCATACATAGTTTTAGCGTTTTTCAATTTTTCGCAGTTCATATCACGCACAGTTCTGCCGGCAGATATGCCAAGTATTTGCGTTTGCACAGCTCCAGCTACACCTACAGTACATAGGTCAGAGTTGCTTGCGCTTATTTGTGGGGATATTGCGGAGGGTGGTGGGCTATTGATTGTGGTGTCCATAGTTCCGTTAGATATTACAGTGCTTTCAGACTTAATCGTGTCATCATCTTCCGCATATGCAAAGCCACCAGTAAGTAATAGACACACGATTATAAATAAACGTATCATTTTCGCTCCAGAATGCGATCCATCTTAGCGTCTAATAAGTCAAGCCGACCAAATAATCTATTCATCGACGCAGAGTTGTCGCTTTTAGTTACATACTCTTCTCTAGTACGATTTAATAAGATTTGCAATCTTTGCACTTCAAGCACGTAACCACGTAGGACAAAGCCTATAAAACCAACGCCTAGCGTTAGTACGCTGCTCCATAGGTCTGTCATTTCCATTAGTAGTTACCTTCCCAGACACGCAGTCCGCTAAATTCATTACTCATTAGCTTCCTCTTTAACACATCTTTGACTGCTTGTGTATCCGTCCATTCAACACCAGCCTCTTTTAACCATATACCAAGCATAGCCATATCAACATTGCCTACATGCTTATAGTCTGATCCGAATGAGTTATCAGTAACTTCACGCGCATAAGACGCATCTCTTAACGCTTGCCCGCCATCATGTGTTTTCTTAGTAACAATTTGATCGCCTTCAAAGTAAGTTTTTTCTGATATTTTGTTTGATAAATTTGCCATCTGTCATTCATTTCTTAGATTTAGTTCCGCTACACTTCCAGCGTTTACGTGATAAGTTTAATGGGCTGTTTGGGTTCTTGGCGGCTTTAGGTGAGCGTCTTTTTTGACCAGCAGATCGAGCGCAATATGCATCTCCCTTTGATGTACCAGGTCTAACTCTTGGCCCACCATCTTTAGCTCTGCCAGCTTGCCCGTAGCTTACACGCTTGCCAGAAGCTGTAATCTTAACTTTAGCTTTTCCTTTGCGTGGTGTAGCCATTATTTTTCCCAAGCCTCATTTACGTTTGGTGTAGAAGGATCATCTGATTTAAGTGTGCCATTTGCGTTTCTAGCACGCTTACGCTTTGTGACGGCTTTCTTAACTGGAGTTAATACTGTTTTAACTTCAAGTGTGCCTTTTCTTATAGCGTTAATTTCTTTTACTTCTTTGTCAGAAAGTTCAACAACATCGCCTTTAAAAAATTTGCCCGCAGATGTAAATACATTAGGGGTCATTACTGTTGCTTTTGCCATTATTATCTCCTTTAGAGTTGTGAGGGCAGTCGCCCACCCTCACTATAGATTAATTATTATGAAGTAGTACAGTCAGCGATCATGCCGTTAGCTGCTTCATTTTTAGCACAAAGTGTTAACTCTGTTACAACTTGACGTGTTGTGTTGTCGCCAGTTTTTGCTAGTGCAACATTCTTTGTTCCACGTAGTGTAGCAACTTCCCACATATTGTCTTGCATGATGAAAACATCGCGTGATCTGTTTTCTCTTGATGGTGCAAACTCAATTGAACCCCAAGGTGTTACATATACAGCAAGTGATTTGATAACTTTCTCATCGCCAGCTTGTACTGCTGAACGCTGGTTGTTGTTACCAGTGAAGCCTAAAGCTACATTCATTTGGAATGCAGATAAGTACACTGTATCTGGCTTACCACCAGCTACCCAGATTGACTGCATTACAGTGTCAAAGTTAGCTTGTGAGAAAGCAGCTTGTGTACCATCAGTACGTGCGTCTGACCCGTCACCAGTTGCGTCAGCACCGCCAGAACCAGCAACAGTGTTTGTTGTTAGCCATACTGGTGCGCCAGCAAGTTCGCGTGCTGTTGTTGCGTTACCCGCTACTCTTGCATTGTTGTCGAATAAAGCTTTTTCAATGTCTAATTTTTGCTCTTTTGCGATTTTCAATGTTTGATAAGCGATTTCCTTTGCGCGACCTGCTTTGTTTAGGCCTTCATCAGTGTCAGGAACTACAACTGCGTTTTTGAAAATCTGTGTATAGTTTCCTAAACGTGTTGTTGCTGTACGTGCTTCAGCAGTAGTTGCATCGCCTTCAATATGAGCGTTAGCAGCAGATGCACGCAATGAATCAGTTTGCCACTCAGTTAAAGTGTTGCGCGCTGTTGTTTTACCACACTTTGAAAGAAATATAGTTTCTTCAGGTGAGATGTTATAGATAATATCCGATAAATCTTCACGGATACCGACAGCATCATAGCTGCTAAATGTGTTTGTTGGACTTGCCATGTGTTTTCCCTTTCAAGGATTAAGAAGCTATTTCTAGCTATCACCAATTATCAAGTTCAATGCATCATCGATTGAACCTGTCTTCTGCAAGCGCTGTTGCGCTTTTTTACGAGTTGCAGCATTTCCATCTTGTCTTTTCTTAGCACCAGCTTTCACTACAGGCCGAGCTTTATTGCTCTTAGTCTGCACTGATTTCTTTTTAGCCACCAACTCACGATATTTGCGGGCATCATTTAATGCTCTCACATATCTAGCATCTGTCACTGCTTGCATTTCTTCTGCGGAAAATCCGTAAGAAACGCCAGTTTCAACAAGTGCATCTTTAAGTCCTTGACCCTTCTTAGGATCAACTATTTCAGGGATGTACTCTTGCAGAACTTGTGCTTGCTCTTGAAGGTAGGCTTGGTGAGCCTCTTGTTGAGCTTGCATACGTTGCTTTTGTACGCCTTGGAGTTGGAACACATTTTGGTCATACTGTGTCTTCGCCTCATCGTATTTAAGCTTTTCTTCCATGTATCCTATCGGATCACTTTCGAATAACTCTCTTGATGGTGGGGTAGGAGCTTGTAAACCACCTTGTGTAGCTTGCTGGTGCAACTGGACAATTTGTGCCTGCTGCTGTTGCAATACGGCCTGTTGCTGCTCGAGATTCTTTCGTACCTCGGCAGCCTCTTGAAACCGCTTATTAATTGCCGCTTGTCCCGCAGCAGATTGCTTGAGCTGATCCAGTGTCCAATGCTCTTCTTTTCCATCAACTTTGATGGGGATAAGCTTGGTGTCTTCAGTAGCCTCTACAGGGTCTTCGTCGTCAACTTCCACATCTTCAAGATCATATTCTTCATCATCTTGTTCGCTGGATGCTTCTTCTTCAGCGTCATCGTCGCTTTCGGCTACAGCCTCAATCTCCTCACCCTGATCGTCATCTTCAGGTTCAGTGATCTCATCTACAGCTTCGCTAAGATTATCGCCTCCAGTATCTTCTGGGGCGGGTGATAATAAGCTTTCTACAGCTTGGTCTAGGGTAGTCGATTCCATCGGTGCTACTTCCTTTGTTTGCGATCTAAAATTATCTCTGCTTGTATTGAAGCGTCGAGTTTTATTTCGATCTGGTTCACTGCACGCAGTATTGCGTGAGCATCTTCACGTACATCAACGTCTGATGCACTACTGTCAGCGAATAACCGCATTTGGTCATCGCGTACCTGTTGCATAAAATTTATGAATGCTGTGTCGTTTTTCAGACGTTTAGCTTCATCTGCGTTTATGCGTATTTCTGTTGTCATTGCTGTGGAGTACCTTGTGCTATGCCACCAACCATTCGAACCTTATCTTGTTCTGCTTGTATGCGGGCAATATCTACTTTTGTTCCATAATCGCCATATACTTTAGCTGCATCAACGAGTAAGTCTTGCGCCATTTTATCTCGCTTCAAGTCATCTTCTGCGGCGGCTTTTTGCGTATCAAGCTGTAATTTAGCCATATCTGATTGCATCTTAGCTTGCGCTTTCATTTGTTCTGCCTGCAAGAACGCAGCATTAGGGTCTTGTGCTTCACCTTGCTGGGCTTGTGCCTCTTGCTGTTGTTGTAGCATTTGAGCTTCAATTTCTTCAGTAATTGGAGCGAAATAACGATCAGCGTTTCTTATGCCAGCAACAGCCAATTGATCCGCTAATGTGTTTCGAATATTAGTCATACTCACTAAACCATTCATTGGGCCGTATGTCTGATAAACCATAGTCTGCATTTGTAATGCCTGGTTTAAGGCCATAGATTTCTCTTCCTCACGTCCAGTTCCCAATCCAACATTAATGCTAACGTCCATTGAGCTGTCCCATACTCTAGGATCAACTGGCACAAATGTGCCGTTCATACGCATCATTTGCTCTTCGTCTACATTCTTGTTTGATAAGCGTAACATTATGCCAAACAAGTCTCTCATGCCATCTGCTAGGTTACGCACCATAACTTCAACTTGCCCCGCCGCAGCTTGCACAGTAGCTTGCACAGCCGCTTTA